AGAGACAACTGGGTACGTCCCCTACGTGAAACTATCGCACAATACAATGAGGAAAATTCGGGTTCCCTTTTCGTATAAATAGTGTATAATAAATGTTTACATTAAATGGAAGTCCGAAGTTATGGCGTATGACATCATACCCAAGTCAGAACAAGAAATTAATGACTTGGATCATTTGTCCAATGCAAAGAAAGAGGAACTGAAAACCCTATACCGTCACGTAGTTGCGGCATCAGGTGCACCAGATCCGCTCGCATTATCTAAATCTCCTAAAGAAAAGGGGATTAAGATAATGCGTTCTATCGCAGTGGATTTGGACTTGCCAGACTTAACTAGTCGATATGGTTTCAAACTTACCGCCGGTAATGGTTCTCGTGGTGGTACTGGTACTAAGTCAAAGGGATTTGCATTCGAAGGTCAGATTGTAACTGACCTAGAAGAGTATAAGCGTTCTAATCTAGACGGTACGTTCAAATTCCCCAACATGGTAAAGAAAATGCACGATGCGTTTTTAAAGGACGCAAAGTTCATTCAAGTCAATCTAGAGGGCGGTGCAAACACTAAGCGTCCCCTAGTCTTCGGTGATGTCAAGGCGGTTATTGGTGGTCGTGATCTAAAGATTGGTCACAAGATTACTGACGTAACTGTACTCACAGATCAAGGCAAACACTACCTTTCTGCTAAGTTTGGTGGTACTGTAACATTCTTCAATGCAGGTGTTCGAACAATCTTTACGGATGATCAGTTCGAGGCCGGTAAGATCACCAACAAAGATGCCAAGAAGTTGCTCGATATGTTTGGTATTGATGAGCAACGGTTCATCGACATCTTCACCAAATACGATCCAAGCAAAGCAAAAAAGAAGGGACAAAAAAGCATTGTTAATGCTGGTGCCATTGCAAACAAGCGGGCACTACAACGTCTCTTGCTTACAGGTATTGGATATGGTTACTGGATGGTACATCGCAAGGGTAAGAAGATTGAGTTCTATGAGATGACTCTCCCTCGCATGAAGAAGGCATCTACAATCAAATCTATCAAGATTTTATATCCACAACCAGGCGATGCCAAAAGGATTGACATCGAAGTGGTAACGCCCCTATACATCTTTAAATTCAATATCCGCAACAAGCAGGGGGGACTATACCCATCTCACTTGATGTGTGATTACAAACCGAATGACGGGAGCAACTAATGGGAGACTGGTTCGCACTATCTATGACTAAATTTTTCCGGTTTTTTGCCGATTTATTTTTCGGTGATAGATACGGATCACGTGCTCTTGTTTTAGAGACAGTTGCAGGGGTTCCAGGCATGGTCGCTGGGATGCTAACTCACCTTAAAAGTCTGCGTGGACTGCAACGGGGTAATGGATCGATGATCCATGAGATGTTAGCAGAAGCAGAGAATGAGCGAAAACACTTAATGTTCTTTATGGAGGTGGTTCAACCATCGACATTAGAACGAATTATTATTGTGATTGTGCAGATTATTTTCTGGCATTATTACCTAATCATGTATATTTTTTTCCCAAAGGTTGCGCACCGTATGGTAGGATACTTTGAGCAAGAGGCCGTACGTAGTTACACGAGATACTTAGAATTGATTGATGATGGAGAAATCGAAGATGTACCCGCACCAGAAATCGCAATAGAATACTATGACCTGTTGCCAGATGCTATGTTATCTGATATGATCAAGTGCATTCGTAACGATGAAATGCATCACGCAAAGGTAAATCACGGATATGCAGATGGATAACTTTTTAGATTTTATCACAGAACAAAAGAACACCCACATGACCCACATCGAAGATAAGGTCATCTACGGGGGTGTGAATGGTACTCGACAAGCGATCATGGCCTTACGTGAGTTGCGCGATATGCTATCGGGTAAGCACAGTGGCAACGTCTCTGTAAAGTGGGATGGTGCGCCTGCTATATTCTGTGGACAGGATCCTAGTGATGGCAAGTTCTTTGTAGCGAAGAAGGGTATATTCAATAAGAACCCTAAGATCTACAAGACTGATGCTGATATTGAAGCAGACACTAGCGGTGATCTCGCAGACAAACTCAAAGACGCACTCAAGTATTTACCTGAGTTGGGAATTAAGGGAGTCGTCCAAGGCGACTTTTTGTTCGGACGGGGTGATCTGTCCACCAAGAAGATAGACGGAGAAAAGTATGTTACGTTTCATCCTAATACTATTGTCTATGCTATTCCCGAGTCTATGGCAGGGATTGTAAAGAAAGCAAAAATCGGTATAGTGTGGCACACTACATATACTGGTAAGACGTTTGAAAGCATGAAAGCATCCTATGGTGTGGATGTCAGTAAGTTCAAAAAGTCTACAAACGTATGGTCACAGGATGCAATGCTACGTGATCTATCTAATGCAACTATGTCCAAAAAGGACACGGAGGAAGTGAATGAATATCTTTCAAATGCTGGCAAATTATTTAACCAAATTGCGGGAACTACTCTTCGGACGCTCGAAGGAAACTCCGCCCTCGCAGGAACCATCGAAACCTACAACAACACCTTCGTCAGAAAAGGGCAAGTCGTCGGGAACTCGAAAAAACACGTCGAAGGCCTCATCAAGTACATCCAAGACAAGTACCAAAAAGAAATCGACTCCCGCAAAACCGAAAAAGGCAAGAGCGCCCAGAAAGGTAAAAGAGACGAAATCTTAAAGTTCTTTTCCCCTGCAAATCGGGTATCTCTCGAAAAGATGTTCGATTTGCAAAAAATGCTCGTGCTTGCGAAGTTGAAACTTATAAATAAACTTGATAGTTTAAAGAAAATTGATACATTCGTTCTGACCAAGAATGGTTATAAAGTAACCGGAGAAGAAGGTTATGTAGCAATTGATAAACTTGGTGGTGATGCAGTGAAACTTGTTGACCGTATGGAATTTTCATATAACAACTTTTCACCCGATATACTTAAAGGATGGGATAAACCAACGAGGAAATAAAAGTGGCCATGCCCCTTAGATTTAAACAGTTCATATCTGAGAATGTAGACGAAGCATTAACTATGCAACAACGTCTCAACCTCAAGCGTTCTTTTAAGAAGAACAAAGCAAAAATTGCTCTAGGTCGCAAACGTGCTGAGAAGCGTGTGGCGAATATGGACGTGCTCAAAAAACGTGCACGTAAGCAAGCGCGTAACGTATTAATTAAGAAACTGACTAAGGACATCCCAAAAGATGACCTCTCCTTTGCTCGCCGCCAAGAAATAGAAAAGAGATTAGACAAGAAAAAGGGTGTCATAGATAGACTCTCAAAGAAACTAATTCCTCAAGTTCGTAAGAAAGAACTTGAACGTAAGAGAGGCGGTCAGAGTGACAATTAAAAATTTCTCACAATACCTTGTTGAAGATAACAAGGAAGTATACTTTACCTTTGGACGTATGAATCCACCGACTATCGGACACGGTAAAGTTATGGATACACTTGCATCTAAATCTCGTGGTGCTGATTACAAGGTGTATCTGTCGCAATCAACTAATCCCAAGAAAGACCCTTTGTCTTACACTGATAAGATCAAGCACGTGCGTAAGATGTTTCCGAAACATGCACGTCAAGTAATCATGGACAAGAAGGTCAAGAATGTATTTGACGTTGCGGCCGCGCTGTATGATCAAGGTTATACTAAGATCAACATGGTAGTTGGTGCGGATCGTATCCGTGAGTTCGAAGTGCTGTTGAACAAATACAACGGTACTAAAGCACGTCATGGGTTTTATAAGTTTCAGAAGATTACCGTAATCTCTGCGGGTGAGCGTGATCCAGATGCCACTGGTGTCGAGGGTATGTCTGCGTCTAAGCAGCGTGAAAATGCATCCAAGAACGACTTTGTTACTTTCGCACAAGGTGTGCCCAAGTCTATGTCGAATGCAGACGCACGTAAGTTATTCAATGACGTGCGTAAAGGTATGGGTCTTAAAGAAGAACGTGACTTCAAGAACCATATCGAACTCGCTCCTGTTTCAGAAACAAGAGAACAGTACGTTAGTGGAAATCTTTTTCAAGTTGGTGACACTGTTGTTATCAAAGAAAGCGAAGAAATCGGCACCGTAACTTTGTTAGGCGCAAACTACGTTATTGTAGAAACGGTAGACAGAAAGTTACGTAAATGGTTAGATGCTGTAGATCTAGTTGAGAGACAAGATCCAGACATCAAAGATCGTGAGGGAACCCAACCCGCACGTTATCACGCAGGACTCAAGAAGTCCACCAAAGCAAAACGTGATGCACACTTCAAGAAACACGGTAAGAAAGCGGATGATGATGCGTCTGCATACAAACCTGCGCCTGGCGATGCAACTGCCAAGACCAAACCTTCGAAGTATACCAAAGCATTCAAAGACATGTATGAGGAAGTCTCGCAGAAGGAACTCGATGACTTAGAAAAGTTTGCGGATCGTTTGTTGAATAAGTTTGATGTTGATATCGAATTCACACGTCACTTCAAAGACCGTATGAACGATAAGCGTAACAAGCCTGCTATTACTGTTGCGGAGTTGCAACGTTTGTTCAAGAAGATGGCAGACAATAAGGGTAAGAAGATCAAGAAGCACGGTAACAGTGAAGCAATCCTCAAGGATATGCAGTCTGACCTTAACCTACCTGTCGTAATCAACTGGAAGAACGGTGAGTTCGAAGTTGTTAACAAAACAATAATGCGTAAGAAAGCATTCAAGTCTCCTGATCCCGAACTCAAGTATGAGTCATTTGAAGAATGTCTGGGTGAAGAAACTACTCCACAGATGCTTGCACGTTGGATGTCCAAGACTGTTAAGAAAGATAAATATCAACAAGTAGCAAAGTATATCCGCAAAGAGATTGAAAAGGACAAGAAGAAAAAGAGTCCTGAGTTCTGGGCGGCAGATACTATTCGCAAGTTTAATCTTAAAGATATGGACACACGCGCACTCGCTAAGATGGTGAGCAACGAAGAGACTGATCCTGTACAAAGTGCGCGTGATTCAATCGAACGTGAAAGAGAAACGGATAAGAAGAAGCATGACCGTATCCTAGACCGTGCTCGACTCGCACGTGCGAAGCAGAAGAACAGGGAAACAAAATGATTAATTTTAAAACATACCTTGACGAAGGTCGATATTCTGTGTATGATGTTATCGATGAAGAAGGTGAAGGACTTGCAGGTAAGGCGAAGAAGTCCGGAATATCAGTGGATACATTAAGAAAAGTTTACAATCGCGGTGTTGCAGCATGGAAGACGGGTCACCGGCCTGGCACTACCCCACAACAGTGGGGATATGCACGAGTAAATGCATTCATCGTCAAAAAGAAAAAAGGCAACCTAAACCACGATAAGGATCTTGCGTAACATGAAATCGTTTAAACAAATTAGAGAGAAAACTCTCACCCCCGCAGAGAAAAAGAAACGGGAAGAAATCGCTAAGGCGATGGAGAAAGACAATCCCGATATGCCGATGGACAAGAAGATGGCCATCGCTACTGCGACTGCGAAGAGGGTTGCGGAATCAGTGACCGAAAGTGTTGTAACTGATTACAAAGAACTGAAAGCGAAGGGTAAGAAAGACAGTGCCATCATTGATATCATGATGAGTATGCCAAAGTATCGTCGCATGAGTAAAGATCAGTTGGCGAAGAAAATTGGTGACGCTAAACGGAAGGGTGTTTTTAAAGAAGAAGTCGAGCAGGTTGATGAAGCAAAAGCACCTCAACTTGGTAAGAAGGGTATGGTTCGTGCCAAAGATGGTAAGAACTATAAGGTGCAAATGATTCAAAGTGGCAGCAAGATTGAGTTTAAAGTAACCGACGAATTTGGAGACTTTAAAACAATCACGGTCGGTCAACTTGCGAGGATGTATAAGTGATAGACTTTTTCGAACTAAGAGAGAAGAAAAAAATAACTTACGTCACTCTCTATAGAAATAGACAACCCACTGCTTATGATCGTATGTCAAGGAATATGAATCCACAAGATACGCGAATGGTGGATGCGAGTGATAAAAAACAAATTAAAGATTTGAAATCTCAAGGATTTCGGATAATAGAAATGTCTGAGGCATACAAGACTCCTGCTGAAGCGGGTGCGATTGCAGCGGGTAAGAAAGCGGCCCGTCAAGGAAAAAAGTTCTCTGACAATCCGCATAAGAAAGGTACTCCTGAATTCACTGCATGGTCTAAAGGTCACAACATGGCTCGTGAGTCTGTTGAACTTGGTGAATCAAGTATGGCAAGTAATGCATATGTCGTTGCTGTCAAAGATCCTAAAGGTTGGAAAGTTGTTTTCGCTGGAAGCAAAAAAGACCAATCTAAAGAAATCAAAAAGATGAAGGCAGACGGAAAGGTCATCGGTAAAGACTTTCGTGGATATATGTCTCCCCGTAGTAAGGTTGGGGATATTATCAAAGAATCTATGGTAAGAGAAAAGAAAGAAGATTATCCTCTCTACCATAAGACCTATTCGGATGCTATGCGAGCGGCATACGAGTTTGCGAAGAAAAAGGGATATGAAGTAGACCCCGACGATATTGATCGTAAGGTTGCAAGTGGCCCTCGTAAACCTTCTAATGGTAAGACCAACAGTTTCACTCTCAAGTTAAAGGACGAGAAGCGCAAGATGCTTGCAGTACAGGTAACTAATCTGGACAACAAGCGTTACGAACTCAATACGTATATCACATGAAATCATTTCAAGAACACTGCGACTGCGATAAAGAGTCAACCCTAGTAGAAGAGAATCCGTACCGTGTAGGTTCGGAGGCATACTTTCACTACTGGCGTCAAGCACGTGAGGGGTATCTTGCAGGAGAACTAGAAGTTGATCCTCACGAAGTGGAGATCATGGAAGGCAATCTAGGTGAGTTTGCAGAGTTCGATGGTGAGCATGTTGCACTGGACTGCATCTTCGAAGAGAAGAAGCAACCAGAACTAAACAAACCAAAGGTGGGTGGCCCTAAGAAGTACTATGTGTACGTCAAAGACCCGTCTACCGGAAACATTAAGAAAGTATCATGGGGTGACACATCTGGACTCAAGGTCAAGTTGAATGACCCTGCTGCCCGTAAGTCGTTTGCAGCGCGACATAAGTGCGCACAACAGAACGATAAGACAACTGCCGCATACTGGGCATGTCGTTTACCTCGTTACGCAAAACAATTGGGGTTGAGTGGTGGTGGAAGTTTCTTCTGGTAAACCGTATGTAGAATACAACCTTATGAGTGACGAAACGAAATTACGACTCTTCAAAGAAGATACTGACGAGTCGGAACTTGTTTGGCACAGAGATAGATTTAATAGGCATGTATATGTGATGGATGGTGTTGGTTGGAAATTGCAAATGGATAATGAACTACCAACCGATTTAGTAATAGGCAAAAAATATGAAATACCAAAAATGGTATATCATCGTATTATTAAAGGTGATGGTAGTCTTGTTTTAAGAATACGAGAGATATAAATAGTACTAAACCTTTATCACATGGAACCGAGATGGCAGAACGACAGACACAATCAGCGAGACTCGATCGCATAGAAACGAAAATTGATAAGTTAGCAGATGCTATGGTATCACTTGCTCGTACCGAGGAAAAGATTCTTTCTATGGAAAAGGAAACTCGCAATCACTTTGATCGAATGAATCGATTCTCGGAGAAGTTGGATAATGTTGAGCGTAAGGTCAACGAGAATGCTCAGATAGTGGGTGTTATTAATAAGATAGCATGGGTTGCAACAACCGCGATCATTGCTGCAATCATAAAATACTTTTGGATGTAATTAACGGAGACACAAAAATGTCAGACTTACATAAAACTATGGAGGCATACTTGCAAATGGTCTCCGAACGATCTTGTTCTAAAGACAAGAAAATGGATGAAGCAAAGGTCGAATGTCCTAAGTGCGAAGGTGCTGGATGCGATCATTGCGACGATAAAGGTTATCACGAGAAAGAGGTTGCTGAAAAGAAACTCGATCCTGTGAGCGACAAAGAGAACGACAAGAAGTTCAAGGATCGTAAGGATAAGGACATCGATAATGACGGCGATGTAGACTCTTCTGACGAGTTCTTGCACAAGAGACGCAAGGCGATCGACAACGAAAAGGACGGCGGCGAGAAACCTGCAAAAGAAGGTGACGGTGAACAAGAAGCACCTGCTGCTAAAGACGATGACGGTGAACAAGAAGCACCTGCTGCTAAAGACGATGACAAGAAAAAGAAGAAGCCTGTTGTCGGTAACTCAGGTGGAAAGACTGCTGAGATCTCTAAGATCGAATCTGTAGTCACCAGAGAAGAATTCAATGCCCTGTGGACAGCACTCGAAGAAGCAATTGGTCAGAAGAAAGGTGCTACTGCTCCAGAAGGTATGGACGACAAAGAGTCTCCGAAGGGTAAAGAGTTCAAGGCAAAACACAAGGTTGACGCATTGTCTCATGACGATCTTGAGAAGGTCGAAGAACCCAAAGAACGTAAAGTGAAGAAAGAGATGACAGAGTTTGAAGTAATTCGTGCTCTATTGTCAGGTAAACCTACTGGAGAATAATTATGCAACCCCCTAAGTGGTGTAGTAATGCAGTCCCAACTACTCGTGGTTGGGCCGACCCTGTAACTGGTGAATTGTTTGTGTCTCGACGATTCACCCAAGATGAAATTGAAGCATTTCACGGTGTACAAGAAATCGAGAAACCTGTTTATCCTGTTGTTGAGCAAGTTGAGCACTATCACACTGCACACCCACCGCAGATGTTACATGAAGCACCTGTAGGTCATATCTCGCTAGAAGATATGACTAAAACACAACTTCAAGCATTATGTGAAGAAAGCGGTATTGAATATACAGCACGTGAAACCAAAGCGGTGTTAGTAGAGAAATTATCTTAATACCCTATATAAAGGATGTAATTTTATTTATTTCCTTATAGGTATATTATGCAACTGACACACAAAACCTTGACACTCTATGCCGCAAAGTATTATTATAATCCTACGTGCATAGACAGTGAAGAGTTCTTCGATGATCTAAAGCGGTTCAAGTATGTCAAGCGACTCTTGAACCGCTATCGCGATACCGGAGATTTATCCGAAAGACTTATACTCAATCACCTAATAGTTATTTTTAACTGCTGGGGGTTTGAGTGTGGAATCGAAATGCTCGCATTGAAAATCGAACCTGAACATTGGGGTGTATTAAAACCATTCTTAATATTCCTGCGAGCAGTTAAGTCAGATGAACTTACAGGTATCGAAATGGATAAATACGTGATAGAAGAATTGAGGAAAATCAAATGGGAATTTTAAAATCTGCTGCCGACTTGGTATACACCATTCGGTTTCTCAAATTGCTAGTTACCCCCTTTAAGGACACCGAAGCATTTAAAGCAGGTATCATCGACGAAAACGGGAATAAGAATAAAGAGTTCAATTTGAATTCTACGGATGATCGTGAAGCATACCGCACACACTACACCACCTTTCATCGTCTCGTTTTCAATTTAAAGCGTATCATGGCGAAGGCCCCAGGCGGTCAGTCTGTGGTTGCGCGTTATGGTGCTGCCCTCGCACTCATCAAAGAGCACGGTGAACTATCAGATAAGAATCTTAATAAGATCCATGCCGAAACAGGTATTGATCTGCTTGACTGTCTTGCCGAAGAGTCTCAGTGGTTCATGCTAGAAAACAATCAATTAAGTCCAGGCGTCTATAAGATGCGCAACAATACTGTTGATTTCGAAGGATACCCCATAGTCATGCGCGGTGATCAGATCCGCATCATTGAGGAACTGTCTCAACCTTGTACCGAAGTTTTTGGTATAAATGTATATGAAGCAGTTCATGTCAAAACCCAAAGAACTCTATATATAACTACCTCAGAAATAACCAAGTAGAGAGACCCATGAAAAAATTCCGACAGTTCGAAGAAGAAAGTGGCACAACAACCGGATCAGTAGTTGGTACCGGAGATGACTCTTCAACTGTGATTATGCGCAAGAAGTATGATCGAAAACGGAAGCGTAAGGACATGGAGAATGTACTCAAGCGGTTAATGGGCAAGCAGAAGTAACACTTGACAACAGTCATGTTTCTTTGTTACACTATGTATTCAATCAATTAGGAGATATTATGGAAAGTGATCTGATCACTCACCGTGGGATTCTTGTCGCCGTTTTTAATGGAAATGAAGATCTCACTTGGTTACGAGAACTTCAAGAATCATATCGTTTAGCAAGTAATGATTCAAAATTATTGTACGTGCCTCTTGATGGGTGTGATCGAGTAGAAGAACTTGATTTAGATCCATCTAAGTTCATTATGAAGAATCCCAACGCTTCTATGATAAATCACTTTTTGTGGGATGGTCACTATACCGAAGATGATCAGAAGAAACGTCTCTGGGAAATTATTGATAGATATATTGATACAGGAAAACAGATCCTCTTAGAGGAATATGATTTTAGCGAAGACGAACCATTCTATGATTATAGTGGTGGTAGGGACGATAATTAAATGAAAATTGATAAGAAAAGAGATGGATTACTTGCAGACTATGCGGTAGGAATGCTGAAGGACTTCTACTTAAACGACTACGAGACTAGTCCGCAAGAGGGGTTTGCACGTGCAGCAAAGGCCTGGTCAAAATATCGAGATGAGATGGATGAAGATCTCGCACAAAGACTCTATGATTATGTTTCTAAGAAATGGTTTATGTTCGCTTCTCCCGTACTTTCGAATGCGCCTAATGGACACGGAGTCGGGAAAGGGATGCCGATCTCGTGCTTCCTTACCTATGTGCCAGATACCCTAGAAGGATTGATTGATCACACCGCAGAACTGCGCTGGTTGTCGGTCATGGGTGGTGGTGTAGGAGGTCATTGGTCGGATGTCCGTACGGTGTCTGACGTTGCACCTGGCCCTATGCCATTCTTACATACTGTTGACGCAGACATGATTGCATATCGCCAAGGTAAAACACGCAAAGGATCTTATGCTGCGTATATGGATGTGCATCATCCGGATATTATCGAGTTCCTGAACATGCGTATTCCTACTGGTGATGTACAACGTAAAGCATTGAACCTCCACAACGCAATCAATATCACCGATGAGTTTATGGCGGCGGTCAAGTCGAACAGTCAGTTCGATCTACGTGATCCAAAAGATAATGAAGTTAAAGAATCTATCAATGCGCGTAAGTTATGGGAGCGTATCCTAGAGACTCGTTTCCGTACAGGTGAACCTTACCTGAACTTTATCGATACTGCGAATGCAGCATTACCACAAAACCTGAAGGACTTGGGTCTCAAAATCAATGGATCGAATCTATGTAATGAGATTCACTTACCCACTAGTGATGATCGCACTGCGGTATGTTGTCTATCCTCACTGAACTTGGAGTATTATGATGAATGGAAGGACACTACTATTGTTAGGGATCTTGTTAGGATGCTTGACAACGTACTTGAGTACTTTATTGATAACGCGCCTGACACAATCACTAGAGCAAAATATAGTGCAAAGCGAGAACGCTCTATTGGACTTGGGGCAATGGGATTTCATTCACTACTCCAAAAGCACGGGGTTGCGTGGGAGTCCGATAAGGCACGTGAAATCAATCAAGTTGTATTTCAACACATCAAATCTGAAGCAGTTCGGGAAACAGAGTTGTTGGCAGAAGAACGAGGTGAGTACCCTGATGGAGTGGGAACTGGAAGACGGAACTCCCATTTATTGGCAATTGCCCCTAACGCTTCCTCGGGCGTTATCTTGTCAACGAGTCCATCAATCGAACCAAGCAAAGCCAACGCTTACACGCATCGAACCCGAGCGGGATCGTTCTTGGTCAAGAACAAATATTTGGAGCAAATACTTACCGAGCGGGAAATGAATAACGATTCCACATGGACATCTATTATAACTAATAAAGGTTCGGTGCAGCATCTCCCATTTTTGAGTGAAGGTGAGAAAGCAATATTCAAGACTGCACAGGAACTAGATCAAAACTGGGTGGTCACACATGCTTCTGATAGGCAACCTTATATTTGTCAAGGACAGTCAGTTAACTTATTCTTTCCCGCTGGTGCACATAAGTCGTACGTAAATAAGGTGCACTTGAAGGCGTTCAACAGTGGATTGAAAGGTCTATACTACCTACGTACAGAGGCCAAATCACGCGCTGAGAACGTCTCTGAGAAGGTTGAGCGTGTTGCCCTACAGGAAGATACCCGTTCTATTGTGTATAGTAAAAAGAACTGTCCGTTCTGCGCTTTAGCGATGGAAGAATTGAAACTACGTGGTATTCCGTATGACAAGATTGATCTAGAAGAGATCGGTAAGACTGCGGCAGAAGTAACTGGTCGCAAAGTTAAAACTGTACCTCAGATCTACATTGAGGGTAACTACGTTGGCGGGTATGAAGAGTTGATATTATTCTTAGGTAATGTTGATTCTCCAACTCAAGAAGATAATGAGTGCAAGGCGTGCGAAGGTTAGTAATATTTGGTGATAGTTGGACAACGGGGTATTATCAAGATCGAGATGATACCACGGGGTTCACAATTGGCAGAGGCTTTCCTTCACATTTGGGTGACCGTTTACGTGAAGAATTAGGATGTGAAGTACTTAACCTTGGTCGTGCGGGAGCGAGCAACCCCTTAATAGCACATCATGTGATGAGGTACATGTTGTCAGGGGAAATGAGACCCACTGATTCAATACTCGTTGTGTGGTCGGAGTATAAGCGATATTATGCACTAGATGATACTAAAGGCATTCTGGACTATGATGACTTTGACTATATAATCCATCTTAACAAATTTAGACATGATAATGAAGAATTTCGTCAAGTCTGGCCAGAGCAAAGAAATATTGCAGTATGGAGAATGCTAAACGAGCAAGCAATGCATAGTGTACGCATGGTGTGCGAAGATAATAACATACCATATAGAATGACGAACTCGTTTGATAATACGTGGATTGTTGACAAGCATATATGGCAAGGGGAACTACGCCCAATAAAAAACTATAAAGGAAAGTCACTTGATAATTACATTGATGCTGACAAACCACATAACACACTAATGGATGTTTTGAGTGGCATTTATAATGATCCTGCATTAAAAGATAACTGGAATTTATCATTCCACGATAAACTTACTATATTAATCGGTAAACGGGAACGCCATAAACATATTGATGAACTATTCACGCCTTGCAACCACCCTTCACCGAAGGGCATCAAAGTTTTGGCAAAACATTTAGCACCATATATTAAACCAATTATAGAGGAATAATAATGTCTTTATTAGACTTTAGTACTACATACAAGCCGTTCAAGTTTCCTTGGGCAGTTGAACTGACAAAGAAACACGAAGAGATCCATTGGGTTGAAGATGAGGCAGAATTGTCCGAAGACATCCAAGACTGGAGAACTAAACTCTCCGAACAAGAGAAAGAATTTATCACTCAAGTACTGCGATTGTTCACTCAGTCAGACGTACAGGTAGGTGAGAACTATCATGAGTTACTGATCCCCAAGTTCAAGAACAACGAGATCCGTAACATGTTGTCTTCGTTTGCGAACCGTGAAGGTGTACACCAACGTGCATATGCATTGTTGAATGATACTCTGGGTCTACCAGACGAAGAACACCATGCATTCCTTGAGTACAAGGAGATGGCTGACAAGATCGACTTCATGAAAGAAGGTAATATCAACTCACATACTGGTCTTGCATTGGTACTTGCACAGTCAGTATTCAACGAAGGTATGAGTCTGTTCGCATCGTTTGTGATGTTGTTGAACTTCCAACGTTTCGGTAAGATGAAGGGTATGGGT